GCCATTGATCAGCTCGATGCGCGGGTACGGGGAGACCACGGCCCGCCGGATGATCGGCTGGAAGATGCGCCGCTGGTCGTTGTAGGCTTCTTCCAGGAGCCGGTAGGTCGGTGCGAACCAGCCGCACGGCCGCCCCTGCTCGAGGAGCGGGCGGGCCATCAGGATGGCTCCCATGGTCGTCTTGCCGAATCGCCGCCCGCAGCTAACCACGTTCATGCGGCGGGCTTGCCGCAGGATGGTCCTCTGCCCAGGGTGCGGCCTTGGGAGGACCAGTTCAATCTCGGCCATTGAGGAGCTTCTGGGCCTGAGCCACCAGCTCGACCATCCAGCCGATCAGAGCGATTCCGAAAAGGATGCCGGTGGCGATTGTCCCGGCGAGTATCCAAGCGTTCATGTCCCTGTCCCTTCGAGTCCGTCGTCCTCCTCCTCGTCCATGTACTCTTCCTGGAGGTACAGGTTGGCCACCTGGAGCATCCCCATCGCGAGGACATGGTCCGCGGTCCGGATGTACCTGGTCGAGCTGGTGCGGGAGATCGGATCGGTTGTGTAGAGGATGCAGTAGGCCGCGATCCCGTGGGACCGGGCCTCCGTCCTCCCCGGTGATCTCCTGCCGGTTGGACCAGTCGCGCTTCATCTTGCGCTCGAGCCACCATGCGGCGGCTTGCCATTGGTCGTTGGCCGCGGTGCGGACCCTCTCGACCATCGCCAGCTCGGCGTCCGCTTCGGCGGCCTTTACGTCCTCCGCGAAATCCGCGTACCTTGCGAGCCACCGGAGGAATGTGTCCTGGTCGATGCCTCCGGCCCATGATGCCGCCCTGCGGGTGTTACCGTTGCGGAGCGCCTCGATGATTCGCTTGTGCCGGTCCTCGTTGTACTTGCTGAGTCGTGCCATGATTCATTCTCCCTCTTGCGGTGGGAACATGAGCCGGAGCCGGTTCTTGGTGATGCGGACCGCTACATCCCAGCCATCGGGACAGCTGGGGTGCTTGGTGACAACCTGCCGGGAGAGCCGCACGAACGGGATGCCGTGCAGCGGTGGCGTTATCCCGATCCTGTCTTCGCGGAACGTCCAGGTGAGACCGACCCATCGGCGTCCCAGCCCCGGTTTGGCATGGGGCGTAATTACCGTGGTCGGGACCAGGAACACCACGCAGGGGTAGGCTCCGAGGGATTCCCAGCGCTTCATGCGGTATCGGACCCATTGCCAGAGCGAGGAGTAGTCCGGATCCCCGTCGCTACGGTAGCCGCGTCGCCGGATGTTCTCGGCGAGTCGCTTCTCGTTGTCTGCCCTGCGTGTTGCCTTCCAGGTCCGCTGGTATCGTCGCTCGCAGCTCGCGCAGCGTGTCCGCAGCGTGTAGCCGCATCGGGCCTTGTTGCTTCGGACCCTGAACTGCTCGAACGGACAGATCTCCTTGCAGTCCCGGCATCGGCGGCTGGTGAACTGCATCGGAGTCCGTCCCCGGTTGGAGTTCGGGTGCCGTGTCCCTGGGTTGCGGCTCACTGCGTCCACTCCCACTCGAGGTCGTCGAGCAGGTCGCGCAGGACGAAGGCTGGATCCTCGGCAACGTCGCTGCGGAAGATCGGGGATCCGGATCCGACCAGCACCCAGATCGCGATGTCCGGATCATGGTGGGCGCTGATCCAGCAGTCGGGAGTCCAGCGGGTGCATCGGACCTTGTGTCCGATCTTGAGATGATGGAGAGCCGCACCTCCGGTCATTCGGAAACCTCCCAGTCCTTGTAGCGCCATTGGTTGGCGGTCCAGCGTTCGTCCTTGTGGCATCGACGCACCCAAGCCGGTGGCCCCGTGACCACCGGCTTGACTTCGCAATCCTCGAGGTCCGCGGACCAGGTGCATCCCTCGGGCCAGGCGGCCCTCCGGATCCTCATTCCTCCGAGCATGGCTCGGAACGCTTCGGAGCCTCTCATACGGTCTTTTTCCACCGTTCTTCAGCCACCCGTGATTTTGTCTCCCAGATAACGTCTTCATCCATATTCAAGACTTGATGGACTACATTTTCTTCGCATTCGCCACAAAAGACCCAGGCTTGTTCCGCTGCGTCCATCATTGAAAAAGTTGGTTTTTTGGTCCACCGAACGGTCAATTCGCCTTTGTGATCGACCGCGCCAAAAAACGGCATTTCGCGATCGAATGGGCATCCATAAGATTTCCGAATTGTGAAATACCGCATGGCCCATTCCATCAGTCGGCCATCGGTACAATGCAAGGTTCGATTTTTTTCATCGGACATCACAACACCTCCCAGTCGATCGCTTGTCGATCGGCTTCGCAGCCGAACTCTTCAACCACCACGGCCAGCTCCTCGTCCAGGTCGAGGATGCCTCCGCGCAGCTCGGAGAGCGAGAACATCCGGATCAGGAGATCCTCGTCCTCGGTCACGACGGCCTTGTAGCCGTACCCGAGCGATCGGCTGGCGATCCTGGACTGATCGCCGAAGTCCCCGGTCGCTTCTTCAAATGTCACGGCTTGCCTCCTTGCAGCTTCTCGAACATGGCTCGGTTGGCATCCGCGTCCGCGATCGAGCCGGTGATCTTGTAAGCGAGGTACCAGGACGCCTTGATCAGATCCTCGAGTCCACCCTTCTCGCGGTGGCGTCCGATGTACTTCACCGCGTTCCCGAGCGCGAAGTCGAGATCCCAGTCCGCGATCACCTCGATCGGCTGGATGGTTGTCTTGCGGTAGTGGTCGCTCATCGGGCCATCCTCGCGGCGCGTTCTGCCAGCCGGGATTCGGTCCGGTCGGCCATGTCGGCGGCGTAAGCCACCACCAGAGCGATCGCGAGTATTGCGATCAGGATGTTTCCGAGTGTTTCCAGCTTGTTCGTCTTTTTCATGGTGTCCCTCCAATGCCGAATGCCGATCCCGTGGGACCGGCATCCGGCTTGCGGATCAGTCCGCGTCGTTGATCTGCGAGATCTCGATCTGCATCTTGCGGAGCGCCGCCGTGGTCTCCAGCAGGATCCGGAGCGTTCGCTCAACCTCTTCGACGAGCTGGATCGCCAAGACTATCCGGCCGTCGATCTCCCGTTGCTTCTCGGTCATGATCAGTCCTCGAACGGATCGGTGATTTCGTCCTCGACCGGAGGCTTGGCCAGTTTCTTGACCGGCTGGGCCTTGGTCTGCCAAGGTTTGACCCCGAGGATGGTGTTGATCTCCTTGCCACGGGAGGTGTGGACCAGATCGACGGCCACGGACCAATGGCGGGCCTTGAGGTCCTCGAGGTCGAGCCGAGCGAACTCGTCCTGCGTGAGACGCCGCTGGAGCATCCCGTCCAGCAGCTTGGTGAGCTTGGCCATATCGTAGCCGTAGCTGGTCTTCGTGAACTGGGAGAACCGGAACGGCTTGCCGTCCTCGTCGCCGATCTCGACGGTCTCGAACCGCCATCGGAAATTGTTCTCCATCACCGCCTGATCCTCGAAGCTGGGCCTCTGGACCATCTCGACGTCCACCAGGATGCACTTGTAGGTGCCAGCCTCGGCCACGGAGTAATCTCCCTGTGCGAAGCTTGCGTTCTGCGCGAAAAATCCCATCTTTGTCTCCTTGCCGGAACTCCGGCCCTGCCATATCGGCAATTTGATACTACACCACCGTATCTCAAAATGTCAACCAAAAACGACCAAGGAATCGAACCGCGGTGGACCATGCTCGCACCTCGTCAGAGGTGCAGGCAATGGTCCATCCGCTAGGAAACTTAAGGTGGAGGGGGGTGTGGGGGGAACCAAAACGACCGTTTCCCGACCGTTTCCCGCGTGGGTCCCCCAATCCCCCCCTTTAGGGGGGGATGGGGGCCACCCGGAAACAGTCAAAACTCGGAGCGGTGCCAGACGGTCGCTCCGCGGTCCCCGAGGATCGAGAAGACCAGCCCGTCCGACTCCAGCTTCGCCATCGCTCCCGGCACGTTCTCCCGCCGGACCTTCGCCAGCTTCGCCAGCTGGTTCTCGGTCAAGCCCGTATTTTCGGCCAGAACGGACAGAATCCGGCCGGACGGGTCATTTGCCGCCCCACGGCCCGATCGCCCCGCATTGGGCATTCTGGAGCCTTCCTCGGCCATTTCCAGTTCAGCCGCCATGATCACCGCCGAGCCGTCGTCCTGATTGTCCACCGCGAACCCGAAAGCCGGGACCGCGGACTCCTCGAGATGCCGATGCTTCGTGACCCGAAACCGGAAGATCCCGTCGATCTTGTCGATGGCCGCGATCAGGTCCGCCTGGGCCGCGATCTCACCGGCTCCACGCATGGCTTCATGCTCGACCGGAGACCCGCTCCCGCTCTTGCGGTGGTGGTGCAGGCAGACGATCGCCGCCCCGGCGTCAGTGATGGCCTTGAACCTCCCGAAGAGCTGCGCCATCTCGGAGTTGTTGTTCTCGTCCCGGGCGTGGACGCGGACGAACGTGTCCAGGACCACGATCCTTACCCCGCTGGAGCGGATGTGGTCCGCGATCTGGGACAGGTCCGAAGGGTTGTCCAGGTTGATCCCGGCCCGCTGGAGGATCGAGAGCCGGGAACCCGGCACCCGCATCTGGTCGAGCCTCTGGAAGAACGGCCCCGCGCCCATCTCCTCGTTGATGTAGAGGACCGGAACCTGCTTCGCGGGCTTGTGGTCCAGCCACTTGGTGCCGGTCATGCAGGCACGCACCAGATCGATCGCGGCCCATGTCTTGCCGCCGCCGGGTGGCGCGGTGATGAAGTGTATACCGCCCGACAGTATCAGATCCTCGACAATCCATTCCACCCCGCCCGCCTCGGCCGCGAGCTGCCCGAGACGGTCCAGATCGATGAACTCGAGGAGCCTCTGGTGGTCGGTGCCGAGGTTGTCCGGAGTAGCGTCCGGCAAGCCTCCCTCGAGCCATTGCACCCATCCCCGGCTGATCTTGCGGTGGACCTCCGCGGGATCCATCGGTGGATCCACATACTTCCCGTTCCAGTACTGGGCCAGCTCCACCGCCACATCGAACGGGATGCTCTTGGCCCGCAGGAAGCCGAGCAGCTTGGTGAGAGCGTTGTCCCGGCCGCCGAACGGACCGCCACCCTCGGGATGGCGCTCGAACAGCTTCGACCATTGCCCCGTCCCGGCAACGCCGAATTCCCCCGGTTCCTCATCCGGAACCGGGATATCGTCAATCCTTCTCATCTGTCCCTCTCCTCGCCTTATTGAGCCGTCATTCTAACCGCATCGCTTCGGAAGCCGTCAAGCATCTCCTCGAGCCAGCGTTCATCCATCCTCTGGCTCTGCGCGTAGTCCAGAAGGTCCACCCAC